AAACCACAAAGAAACCACTCAAGGTCGAAGATAAGAGAAGAGGCACTAAAGAGAGTGACTGGAAGACTATTGGGGATCATCAGAAAAATTAGCCGCTGATATAGAGAAGCATGGCGAAGATAAATTTACTAGACAGATACTATATTATTGTGCTAGTAGAGGTGTAGCAAGTTACCTAGAAGCAAAAGAACAGTTTGATAGAAAAGTACTTGAAGTTGACGATTACTATAACGGTATCATAAATGTCCGTATCGGAGGTTCTAAAATTTTAAGAGAATCGCTGAAAAAGATGTTCAAATTTTAATTTGTCTAAATAGAAATAACACGAACCGAAATTTGATTTGATATCTCAAACTTCACAACACGATTAGGTGATTATGGCTTTGCCAGTAAGAAAATTTATAGTCCGATTAAGAATGTGGTGGGCAGACCTACGAGGTCATCACGGCAAACGTTGGAACTACGAACCAGGTGACCACTATATGGGTCGTAATAAGAACAAAAGAAGAACATAATCACCCAAAAACCCCCATTCTATGCGCCTTTTTAGTGCTTGACTTTTACCTTTAAATGTGGTATAATATATCGTATATGACAAACAAAAACACTATGAATAACAACCTGACGATAGTACGAAACATTGCTTATAGTCAAATCAATAAAATCAATAAAAAAATCAAAGAAGAAATAGAAGTTGATAATGTTCTTATAAAAAGAATAGATATCAATATGAAGAATGCTATTAATAAAATACTTCACGACTACAAACTACAACAATAACTGAACGAGGATATACATTATGACAAAAAACAACAAAACCTTTAACGTGTGTTATTTAAGAGAATACATGGATCCTGAACATCAAGGACAATTCTTTTATTCATACGAAACAGTTTACAGAAATGTACCTGTTAAATATAAATCTAAATTCAATGATAAGACGAAGCTAAAGATAGTTAAGTTTTTAGATTGGAATTACAAAGAAACTGCTACTAACTATGTTAATGTCAGTAGAGTTGAACTTATCGATCAGAAACAATACTATCAATCTTACAAAGATGTATTTGGTGACATTGCTGAAGCAGATGATAAGAAGATGTGGACAGATTACGGTCAACAATATGATAGACAATCATTGAGAAAAGACTTCAACCCACAGTTGACTAGAAAGAAAGTGTTATCCTACAACGACACAAGACTAAATTAACGCTTGACTTTGCGTTAAAAGTATGATAGAATATACACTTAATAACTTACAAAGGATACATTATGGAAATGACTAAAGAAATTATGCACGAACAGTTTAAGAAACTGAAATCTAACCCAGAGAAAGTCAAATATCTAGTAGATTAAAAGAAA